CTGCATCCCCTCCGTAACGCCGAAAGGCGGTCCCTCCTGTTGGGAGAGACGTGTCACGTTGCTTACACTTTGTATGCACACGCGACTCTTAAAACGTCACGAGGTTCATTCCCCCCGCGGGCATGGCCCGGAACCCGAAACTAATGTATTCGGGACCCAACGGCGCTTTATGGCAACTGCGCCGTAAAGTGCAGACCGCTCTAAATGTAAGTGATCCCTTTGAGCATCCAAGTCCGGAAGGGCTTGGAGGCGAAGGAGGCACTTCTGCAGAGCGGCGAAACCCTCCAGTGGATCTTTACGATACACTGGACTCGCTGTCCAGCATCTTACTTCAAGACGCTGAAGATGCCTATTCCATCTCTTACGAGGTGGTCTAGACAGAGGCGAGAATAGGTGTCGTCCAAGTGCTGGAGAAACTGGATCTGAATGGGGCAAAACCCCAATCAACTTCTCGACATAACTGAAGAGAAGTTCAGATGTCCTCCACATTCCTCGTTGTTCAAAGAGGTTTGCGGAAGCAACTGATGACAGAATCTCAGGCACTTGCTGCCTATTCTTAGGTGGAACTCTATTGATGTAGAGAGGGGTAACCCAAACTCCATCAAAAGCATCCACTCCACAAGATTCTCTAAACTTTCCAGTAAAGAAAGTCTTGCGGTCGTTCACCTTACAATTGTACTTTCGTAGGTGATCAAGAATAGTAGGCGTCATGTATGTAGGAACGATGATATCATCCCCATATACATAGATGTCACGGCACATCTGATCGACATGCGCGTGACTTACAGGAAGGTTGTGAAATCTCAATGAGGCTACTACACAGATTGTGTAGAAGTACATAGCCTCAACGGGAAAACACAGAGCGCTACCCATGGATGCGAACTTTCGTAATGGTGCTACAAGAGTGCCATCCGGAAGAATCGCCGTCTTCGAACGACATGCATCAATAGCATCCCGAAAATCGGGATTTCCATTGAACATTGCTAATGCTAGTGAGCGTGGAACACGATCACTTGCATCAGACAAATCAATCGTTGCTAATTGACCGTCAGACGAAGACTTCATCGCGAGAGCTTGATTAATCGACTGATCGCGGAAATTTACATGACCGCGAGTTCGATAATTAGACTCGATCGCAGCGTAAAGCATGCGTCGAAGTCCTTGTTGCGCGTATTGCATGCAACAAGGCTCAATTGCGATTATTCTAGGGCCTTTGAGAGTTTTAGGAACAGGAGTTACCCTGACGGGTGTCTCCTCTTCCTCTGGAAGAATCGAAACTTTCCGGAGCTCCTCTGGTTCCGCATAACCCAAATCGCCAATGGCGTAAGGATAAGCGGTATCAACCAAAGGAAAGTAAGGCTCCAATCGATCAAACCAGTATTGCCAAGCGTACTTCGAATTACCTGAAATACGTTCGGCGGTATTACCGGGACCGTGCCGAGGGACCAACATATCCACGCGTAAATCGCGTATGATATTGTCCCAAAGCACAGCTGATACACGAAGAAATTCCTCGTGGTCAACTGTCGGTAAAGAAAACTCATCAAAGGAGCGTTCAATCTCGACGAAGTTCTCCAAAGCTTTCGTGACACGCTTGCGCGTGCATTCGAGCTTGATCTTCTTGAATGCCAGGCAAACCTGCCTGACAGCCAAGACAATGGTCGCTGTTTTAGCTGGGGAACAAACAAAATCATCGTCGTTAATCCTTCCTGTCTCTACGTTGAAGACTAGATTAAGCATACCTCGCAGAAATGCGGGGATTGCTTGATGTTTTCGGAAACTCCGGAAACATTTTGAATCAATGAAGCCTTGGGACAGAGATTTTTCAAAATCTGTAGCAAAGCTTGGAAGAGTAATCGTCAAAAACGAAAATCCTTCCTCTTCAACGCGTGACCGGATAGTTAAAAGGTCACGATCCGAGACCGCGACGCCGCATAAGATACAGGAATCTTGGTAGATAGCCTGCATCACTTCAAGGCAGTCATTTACATGGCTTTTCATGTAGCCTCTTTTCAGAGGTCGACAGTCCAGCCACGTATTTGAGCATACCGGTACCTGAAAGGTACCGGCAGTCCAGTACCTTTCATGGGAAAAGTCTTACGACTTTTTTGAGTTTTTTGACTTGATCCTCTTCGGAATAGCTTTTGGCTTAACCGAAGTTTGGGATGGGTGAGATTCAGCATGACTAAGTAGGCCAGAAGCCATACCTAGAATGTTCTGAATCAGTTTACCCTGGGGTCCCTGAGAATTGCTGATACCGACAAGTCGGTTAACATCAACTCCTTGGGATTCCAAAGTATCAAGAGCCTCCTGCGTTTGCTGGAGACGAGTGATAAGCGTTTTAAGCTTCATAAAAACTCCTTTGCGAGCGAAAGGTTAACTTTCGCGACCGTAAAGTTTCCCAACCATAGATGAGTCGAGCCAAGACTTGAAGCCAACGATCATTTGATCGATCTGAGTGGATGTAAATCCAGCTTCAGGACGATCGATTTGAACGGAGACATCAACCGTCTCGAAGTCATTGACAGCAGTCAATGGATCCGCGACGACAGCTCTTTGCGAAAATTTCGCTAAACTACGAACACGCGATTTTTTGTCTCGCTTGAACGAAGTGTGCGATATCGCAAGAGCGAAAGTCTGGTCGGCTAACTGGTAAGTGGAAGAAGTTCCACTTTGAAGAATCCGTGGCATTGATTTAGCCACGGCATTCACGGTAATAGACTGTGGGTCTGCTAACACGTGGTTGACCTCCAAGAAGTATCGGAGTTAACTCATGGCAACGGATATCCCTTTCCGAAGGGGGTCCTAGCTATGTACCACGAGAGATGAATCCTTTCGACGTTCGGCTAATACCGATCGATCCAAGGATTGCCCATTGCGTTGGAGTGAGACCACTCCAAGGCAGGCTGAAACCATAAGGAGAATCCCCTACAGCACGTTGTTTCGTCCGAAGATATCGAACAAAGTCAAGGTGCAATGGACCAGAGTAAAAATTGAGCGTACACGTTTTGACGTGTCTAAGCTCTACCTGCTCCATTAAATAGAGGCTTCGTGCCACTATGCCGTCGGTCACAAAGTCATCGAGTCGTTCGACGAACTTCCCGATGCCAGTGAACCAATCGACAAGCCATGACCAAGGAGTTATCTTCCAGAGGACCGTGGGGTTGATACGTGCACCGTATATGGTTAATAGACGTTGCACATTCATCCACTGACTAGAGAAGTCAGATAGATGATCATCAAACTCAGGCCGGTAGTACATGAATTCGCCTTTACTCCATACCCGTTTACTAGTGTATTCGGTTACGTCGTTATAGGCGGTACATGTCGTTCCGGAGACAATCATAGGCGCCATTAGCGGACTCATCATTTCCATAAGATCTGATGGATCCGTACCCGAATTAAATTGTCGGGTAATGAGCCTAGAAGTTTCTACCTCGTCAAGTACACAAAACCGTTTCATCCAAGTATGATTGTCCAGGATAGCCCGGGCAATCAACTCATTAGAGCGATCCCAAACGTCTTTCAACTTTTGGAGATCACTGATGAAA